CAAAGAAAAACGGGCTACGTCGTTAGACGTAACCCGTTGATTTCTTTATCAAACTTGGTGGCCTGGGGCGGGATCGAACCACCGACACGCGGATTTTCAGTCCCTGCGGAGGCCCTGCACTATTTCCGCCTTGTCCAGCAAATCAATAACTTACAGGACTTGCAGCCGCTTTACTTACTCAGTATCCCGCTATGGCGTTGACAGTTGGTTGACCGCTTCCAAAACTCTGAAGAATTGGCAGCGGCAGATCGTCCATGCAAACTTTTGCCGTCAGCCAATGAACTAGACGGGTCCAGCGCAGACGAAGGAGCACCACCGTCGTCGCGTCGCCCATGCTGGAATCCGGGCTACGCTACAAACCGGCTTGAGCCGGTTTGCTTCACGCTACCGGATTCCTCGGACAGTCCCCCGGACTGTCCGACCGCTACATGAGCTCTGGTAGCTTGGTTGGTGCGCAAAGGCAGATTGCTTTCCATGACGCGAGAACAAGCTTCAACTTGCCGGAAATCTGCCCCACGCTTGAACAGCAGTAACGAGATTCCAACAAATCAAAGGCTGCCGGTAACAGATGACCTAGGACTGGTCCCAGGCGTCGATGGTCAACACCAGGTCGAGCGGGCAAGTCTCGATTTCGGCTCTCCCGAGCTTGGGCGGAAACATCTTGAGCTTGACGCTGGGGCGGCCCATGACTTCATCAAGCAACGGCAGCACATCAGCGGCGCGGGCCTCGTAGCGGGTCGGGAAACCATCGCCGCGCAGCTTCTGCGCCCTGCCTGCGACCACCAGGTCATCAAGCCAACGCAGGCCGCCAAGGCCAACCTCCCAGGATGCCAGGGTAGCGTCCTGGGGCAACTCGTCGGCGGTGCTGCCCTTGGTAACGGTGATCCACCAGCCCATACACACACTCCCAATAAAGACCTGAATCTACTTTTCCTTCCGGGGGAATTACCCAGAAGTGCGTGCACCACCTACGGCGTGGAACGCAGCATCATCACGCGCACCAATCGTACTGGAACGATTCGGCCACAGCCTCGAAGGCTGTTCGTCCACCGCGAGCGCCAGTGCCACACGGACAGCGCGGGCACCCTGGCCTGATGCTGTAGCGTATTACGTACTATTACGTTACACCTCGACGCTATGAAATTTTTGCGGACACGAAAATCTTGTCAGAGCCGCTGCACTTGCAGCACCAACAGAATCTCGGACTGGCTGTTTTCCTTGCCCGTGGTGTGCAGGAACCTCGGCAAGAAGCTCGGGCCATCGCGGGTGTCGCTTTCCTTGTTCTCGGTCAGGCCGCCCAGCACGATCAGATCGCCATCCTGCAAGCCGACCGAGGTTTTCAAGGCTCGCTTGGTCAAAGTGGGCGAACCGTTCACGCCCGTGGTGGTTTGCGCGAAGTTGCTCAACTGCTGGTCGACGGTCAAGTCAATTACGCTTTCGCGGACCGTGGGCAGGATGTTGAAGATCACGCCGCTACTGCGATATTCCACGCTCTGCACCGCCTGGCCGGTGCTGGTGTAGCTGACTGCGCCGAGAACGGGCACATCCTGGCCGACTGAGAACGTGCCTTGCGCCCCTGACCGGATGCGGAGGCTTGGGCTGCTCATGACCCTGAATCGGCTGTCTTGGCTGAGCACCGAATACACCGCATCCAGCGCCGTGTTTTTGAACCTCAGAAAGCTGCTCACAGGGTTGATTGCGCCAACACCGGCCTGGAGCTTGCCGCCGAGCAGAGAGGCCATCAGGCCGAATGCAGAGCCTTCCTTATCCGTGGTGTTGACCTCGTAGACCAGGCCACGCACGGCGACCTCACCGCGCTGGAAGTCCACTTGAGGCAACAGCGCCCTGAGCCTGTCTATTTCCTTCTCGGTGCCGGTGAACACCAACACGTCGGCGCTCTGATCCAACATGGCCGTCGCCGAGCCTTCCTGAACGGACTTGTCCGTGCCGACAGCATTACTGGCCACCGACCCGTTCACGCTGAAAGCACCCTGGAACAGCGGTGCCAGCAAGCGCGCCAGATAATGCACGTCGCGGTACTGAGGCCGATACACAAAGCCCTCCTGCTCGATCACGGGTTCACGCTTTTCAGGCTCGGGGCGTCTGGTGATGAAGTCAATGCCACCTTGGGCCTGGACGGTGTACCCAAGCGAATCCAGAAAGGTGCCGACGAAGGCGCGCAAATCGCCCTTGTCGCTGCTGTAGCGAAAGGAGACGATGCGCGCATCATTCAGCACCTCGGGATCAAGCACATACGGGCTGGTCAGCACTTCGCCGTAAATGAGTTGAACGACCTGGGCAACGTTCACCGACCTGAAATCAAACTTGACGGGCTTAACGGCGTTCTGCGCACCGGCCGAACCCCAAGACAGGGAGAAGGCCAACATCACGGCCAGCATCAGATGGCGGGTCATGGATGGGCCTTTCCTTGTTGTGCGGGTACGCCCGACCAGTACATGACGCGCTGCCCGTCCACTTCGCCCACCATCGTCATGCCCGCGTTCTGGAAGGCAGAGGAATGCTCCAGACGCACAACACCGTTTTCGTTGGCGATAGCCACCATGACCACGCCACCGACCTGATAGCTGCCGACGATGCGCCACAGGTCGGACACATCACGCCCCGCTCCCAGCCTCTGCGCCTGGCTGGCCTGCGAGCTTTGCGCAGGCTTGCCACTGTCGACGGCCTGCTTGTCTTTGAACTTCGAGCCGTTGAAGAAACCGACCAGGCCCCAGACACCCAGGCCGAACATGGCGATCACCACACCGGCCAGGAGCCACAGCTTCGGGCTTTTAAGCACGTTCTGGCGGTCATCGACACGAAGCTCTTTGCCTACGCCACCCTGATAGCTGCTGTAGAGCGGGAACACTTCCGGGTCATAGCGTTTGTTCTCGACCGACACACGCCCGCGCTGGGTGAGCTTGTAGCCCTCCCACATTTCGACGCGGTAGATCTTGTCCCAGCCCAAGGTCTTGATCTTCGTTGTCTTGAACGTGACTTCGACCACCACTTTCAGGGTACGGTGCAGGTCGCCAATGTCCTGCACCATCAGCACCAGGTCACAACAAACCTTGCTTTCCGGGTCCACGAAGTGGCGATGCTCCCGGAAGAAGATTTTGTGCTCAGCCAGCAGCTTGCAATCGGTGCCCCAGAAGCGCCAAGCTTCGTCAATACAGATAATGTCGCCAGGCTTGCAGAAGGTGTCCACGTTCTCACCGTAGGGCAGGAAGCTGGCCTTGGCCACGTCATCATTCTTGCAGTGAACGACCTCGCCAAGCTTGTCGGGCGCGACGCTCCATTTCTCTTGGCAGTAGGCACGGAGGGCATCGCTGTCGATGCCCTCCACGTTGGTGACCACACGCCGCCCATTCTTGATGGCGGGCACGATCACGGACGAAACGCACTCGTAGGACTTGCCTGATCCCATGAGGCCGGTGTAAGCATTGATTGACATACTGCTTTTTTCGCGGACGCGAAAATCACCCGATCACCGGGATGCGCCGAATCACGAACCGCGTGGCATAGGCGGACACGACCAGAGACAAGCCCTGCGTGATCTGGAAGACATTGAGGAAGTACCACGTCCCGGAACCGATGCCCGACAGGGTGCCAGTGACCGAACTGGTATCCGGGATGAGCGTCACGATGAAGTCGGTGAACTCGGATGTGATGAAGTACAGCGCGAAGAAGACGCCGAACTTGACCAGCACCGAACGGAAGACCCACGCAAGGGCCGTGTTGAACGCTGAAAGCAGGATTCCAAACATGCGCTCTCCTACGCCGACAGCACAATGAACAGCGCGACAGCCGCCCACGCGAACGTCATGGCGGCCTGAATCACACCCTTGTTCTGCTCGATCAGCGTGCAGTGGGCATCCAGGGTGTGGGTGCCGTATAGGCTGATCATCGGTGTGGGGCACTGGCCCGCCTGACCGGAAGCCGAGAAGCTTCGATGGCCAGGCAACATGTTCAGCACCGGATCAAGGATTTGCTGGGCCGTCGGCGAGCTTTCCAACGTCGGCGCGGGTATTGCCGGGTCTGGCCCGAGGTTCAGCGGGTCTTGCTCCGCGTTCGGGTTGGTGGTGCTCGGATTAGGCGCCGTCGTGAAACTGGTGGGTGGCGCGCCCACCTGCGTGGGGTTGGTCGGCAAGGCCACCGTATCGGTGTTCGTCTCCGTATCCGTCCGAGGTTGAACGAAGTCACGCACCGATGGCCAGGCTTGCGGGTTTGCTTCCTGCCACTGCGTGGCTTCTTCGGTGGAAATCGGGTTGGCCGATGGATACGGAATTCCGTCATAGCCTGGCTGCGCAGCCGCCTCCTGCCAGAGCCGGTTTGCGACGGCGGCGACCAGTTGCGGGTTCAGTTCCTTGTCAAGTTCTTCGGCGGGAATGTCGCTCACGGCCGTCCCGATAGGAACGCCTGTTTTGGCCGGAATGGCAGACGGGGGAACAAAGTTGTAGTTCTGGCACTGCCCGGCCTCGTAGAAGGTGCCCGCAACACACGTGACAGGCGCGCCGGAAGTCATGAAATAGGCAAAGATGGGGCCGCAGGCCACATAGCTGGATGACGTCGTGCAGTTCGGCGACGCATTTCCGCCAGGATTGGCCTTGGCGATGTATTGGGCATAGCCCTGCCTAGCCAAGGCTTCGCAGTCGCCGCCGGAAAGCTGGATGTTGTGCGGCGAGGAAACGAACTTGACCTGGCAGTACGGTCCGCCCTGGCTCATGACCGTGGAAGTGGGCACGCTCATCGGGTCGCCATAGGTGTCCAGCTTGTTGTCCGATCGGAACAGCCAGTTCACCAGGCCATCGAGGGCCAGGCTGATGCCGTAGCTGGCCACAGCCGACACCCCGACAAAAAGAGCGACAGACGCCCATGCAGGGGCCGTGACACCAGCCAGCGTCACTGCACCAACCCCAGCCGCCGCACCCGCCGCAGACGTAATCCCGACCCTGGCCGCACCAGACATATGCGCCAACGTGCTGTAGGTTCGCGGGTCGCTGGGAACATAGCCCCGAGACTCCATCGCCTGCAGCGTGATACCCGAGACAGCGCGGTTCATGTTCCAGTACGCCGAATCCGTCGGCGTGGCAATCTGCGCGTTCGCGGTCGGCATCTGAACGAATAAGGCCGGGAACAGCGCCAGCTTGAGGCACAGCTTGAAGATCAAAATGCGCTTCCAGAGCTTCATCCGAGCCCCTTGATGACGGCCCAGGCGCATGCAATGCCCCAGGCGAACACAAAGAGATACCAAAGGTTCTCGACCATCACAGCCCCCGCCTACGCTTCCACTCCCGGTAGCCTTTTGCGCGTTGCTCTCGATACAACCGCTTCCGGTAGTAGGCATCAGAGGCCATGTCGGTCAGTCGGCGGTCAACGCCGGCCAGGTCGCCCCGCAACCGCGCGAAGGTGTAGCCCGTGGCCTTCGCCCAGGCCCAAAGCGCGGCGACCGTCCCGAGGACGACCAGCAGGTTGAGGATGATCTCGGACGCCAAGAACTGGTCAGTGATTACCGATAAGTCGATTGCCATTTCGTCACCTCCAAAAAAATGACGGGGTGGCCTACCCCGCCCGATTCATGCATGAAGATCACCGGTCCGATCAGCCGGCGCGAATCCAGCGCAGGGCCATACGAGCGGCGGTCATGGTGGCGTAGATCGCAGCCAGCACGGCCGCAACGGCCATGACGGCGGTCACCACATCGGCCGTCGAGAATTCGTTGGTGATCGGCGTCAGGTCGATGGCTGCATTGGCAGCCGATGCAGCGGCCACGGTTGCCACCACGGCGCCGTACTTGAGGGCTTGCTTGAAGGGTTTCATGTGATTTCCTTTGTTAGAAAAACCGGGGAACCGCCCGGACGGCTTGGCTTACCCACGACGGATAAGGCTCAAAACGGAACCAGCGCCGCGCGCCACTAGGTAGAACAGCACGACGATGGAGAAAGCGAGCGAGAACACAGCGCCGACCGCAGCGGGGTCAAGCTCCATGTCTTCGGCCGTTGTGGAACCTTGTTGCTCGAAGAACTCCAAGGTGGTCTGAACCGTGATGCGCTGGGCGACCGGACACTGAGCGTCCAAGGTGGTCCCGTTCAGGTTCGGCGGCTGCTTGCATGCGACGATCCAGAGTTCTGTGGACATGCTCAGCCCTTGCGCCCCAGTTGTCCGATGGTGCAAATGCCGCAGCAAAAAGACCGCTCGGCACCGCACCAGGGGCAAAGGTCGGTGGGTTCGCTGCCAGGCTTGGCAGAGGTCGAACGCTGATCGCGTTCATTGGTGCGTTTGGCGCTGGGCTTGCGAGTCCGGCCAGGCTTGCTGCCCAGCAGGTCAAGGGTGTAATGGTCGGCTTCGGTCTTCATTGAATGAATTCCTCGCATGCCATGGACTGGCAAAGATTGATCAGCGAGGCCTGGCCATCGAAGTAATCCACGGCCGCATGCACGGCGGCTTCACGGGTTTCAAAGGGGACGGCATGAACCAACAGATGGACCATGACGATGCCGCCCTCACCGTCCGGCGCGAGGAACGAACCGTCGTCAAGTGACTGGACGTACCAGCAAGGGCGGCAATCCATGTCAGGCCCCCTTGGCTTGCTTGGTGAGTTCCACCGGGCGCAGGCTGACGATCTGGGTTTTCTGCGTCTTGCCGTTGGTGACGATTTCGAGTTCCGCGTCGCAGTCGATGGGAAACGGCAGGTGCTTGAAATTGTGGTATTCGTCGCTGGTGCCGAAGTTGTATTCGACGGTGGCGAAGCCCTTGCCCATGCCCTTGGAGTCGTCCAGATCGGTCTGCACGTAGATCTTGGTGCTGTCGTAGACCTGGCCGCTTTCAAGCTGCCCCTTGCTGCCCTTGATGCCTTGAACAGTAATGCATGACGTGAATTTCATAGCTTGGTTTCCTTGGTGTCCGGCGGTTACGAAGGCATCAGCCCGGCCGGTACAGGCGATGTGTGGATGAAGCGTCTGACGGCGCGCTCGACGCCGGCCTTGATGGACTCGGCGCTAAGCCCTTTGAGAGAGCGGGGTTTGTCGCGGTGGGCGTGCTCGACGGCCATGCGTGTAAGCCAGTCAAATCCGGCCGTGAGGCTGATGTGAACGAGGGACGGGGCCACGGTCTTCTCAAACCACTGCAACGTGCGCTCGACCGACGCCTCCGCCACCTTCAAGCCGGTGGGAATGGTCTGAGGTGGCACGTCTTCGAGAATGCGCGCACAAAAGCCGTAGGCCCCGGCGAAGAACGATGCAGGGCGAACTAGGGTTTCAAGGGGGATGACGCGGTTATGGTTGCGCAACTCGACTTCGGCCCGCCACCACGGGTCATCCATCAGCTTGAACTGGTGACCCTTGTCGTAGCCGCGAAACAGCTTGCCGGACTCACGCTTGCCGACCTGGAAGGTGCGGGAATGCCCTGTCTCGAAGTCGCCATGCTGGTAGACGCTGGGCGCACGCCCGCGATAGCTGAACTCACCGTCCCGGTACGCCTGCTCCGCATCCTTGTAGCCATACTCCCCATCAAAAAAATCGCGGGCCAGGTCGATCCGGGTGATGGTCGCTTGCAAAGGCGTGAAGAAAGCATATGCGCGGTCTTCCCACCCGGCTTGCGCACTGGTGCAGCCGTAGCCCTTGAGCGTGAAGCAGAACGTCCCGCGCTGCATGGCCCCGCCACCACTGACGGAACCGACCTCGATGCCGTCCTCGTTCACGATGGTGAACGTGTGGTCGTAGAAGTCACGTCCGGGGCGTGTCTCGCCTGGCTGGAACCCCAGCAGCCGTGCCCAATGGACGGCCAGGTCGTAAACGACCTCATGGTCAAGCTGCAAGCCATCGACAATCAGTTCGCCCTTGCTGGGGATGCTGGCCCGATACAGGGCATCACGGCCGACGGTGCAGCGGAAGTAGTCGATGACCACACCGGCATCGGCACGGGCTGATCGTTCGGCGGATAGCAGCTTGACCTTGCGGCCCTCAAGCACCATCTTTTCTTCGGATTGGTACTTGCTCATGCTTCGCCCTTGTTTATCCCCGTGTTACTCAAGGGGGGTGTCGCGGCGCCCGGTGCCGCTGCGGCTGTCCTCGCTACGCTGCGGGCAGGCGCAGCGGCACCGCTTTCGAGGGCGTGGCGCCACTCAAGGACGCTAGCAGTCCAGCAAGTGGCGCTGGCTGTCATAGGGCGAACTCCTGCGCTCGTTCCAACGCCTTGAGCCGGATGGCCTCCACGTTGATGAAAACCCGCTTTCCGACGGTGATCTGCGGCCAGTAACCGCGCTCTGCTTGTGCGGTCAGAACACCGATAGGCAGCCCCACCGCTTGGGCAAAGGCTTCGCGGGTCATCAACGGCACCGACAGCGGTGGCACACCATGACTGTGGACACTTAACGACGAAGCATGCAGGGGCATAATGTCTTTTCCGTGTACCTTGTACCGTGTAATTGATACACCGTGTTTATAATACACCAATAGAAGAGATGTCAACATGCGCACGATTGGAGAACGCTTGAAGTGGCTTATCAGCAACTGGCTGCCAGAGCGGAAGCGCTACAGCACGCTGGAAAAGCTGTCAGGGATTCCGGCAGACCACTGGAAAAATTTCTGGCACGGACGACAGCGCGCTCATGAGCACATGATTCAGGCCGTGGCTCGCCAGTGGCCAGAACATGCCTTGTGGTTGGTCACCGGCATAGCCGATCCTGAGTTCGGCCAGACCATTCCGTCGGACACGCCAAGCCAAACCAGGTCATCCAGCGGTTTGATGCTGAGCAGAGAAATTGCCATTGATGAAGCGCTTCACAGCACTTCCGCGCTCGCAGCACTCGAACACATCCAAGTTGCAAAAGCCGACAAGCGCAAGCAGCGAGCGGCCTTGGATAAATACGCCGATGACCTCATGGCCATGACTGACCTTGCCAAGAAATACGGCATCCCGTTTGATGTCAAAAACATTCAGGCCACGATTGAGCAAATCAGCACGTACGGCCTAGCCCACGACGACACGCTGCTCAAGCATCGAGCCCAACGGATTGCAGACATGAAGGCTCATGGCAATCAAGAAAGCTGACTCGGGCTGGCAAGTCGATGCCCAGCCCGGCGGCCGAGGCGGGAAACGGTTCCGCAAGTCCTTCAAGACCAAGGTCGAGGCACTGGCCTGGGAAGCCTGGCTCAAGACACAGGTCAACCAGGACGCGAAGTGGATGCCGGAGCGCCGCGACCTTCGCAAACTGTCCGGCCTGGTCGAACTGTGGTTCACCCATCATGGGTCTGGTCTACGCGCTGGCCAGGACATGCACCGCAGATTGAAGGCGATGGTCGAGGCCATGGGCGATCCAGTCGCCGACCGGTTCACCGTGGACATGTTCGCCACCTACCGCACCAAGCGCCTTGATGCTGGTCTGACGGCCAACAACATGAACCGCGAGCATGCGTACCTGCGCGCCATGTTCAACGAGTTGATCCGCCTGGGGCACTGGACCAAGGACAACCCACTGGCCAACCTTCGCCAGTTCAAGATTCAGCAGTCCGAACTGAGCTACCTCACCCTGGAGCAGATCACGGCCCTGTTGAACGCCCTCACCGCGTCCAGAAACCCGCATGTCCGGCTCATCAGCCGCATTTGCCTTGCCACCGGCGCCAGGTGGAGCGAGGCTGAGGAATTGCGGGAAACGCAGGTCAGGAACGGCATGATCGAGTACGCCCGCACAAAATCCGGTAAGACGCGGGCCGTTCCGGTTGATGAGGCCCTGGAAGACGACATTCGGGCGCATGCCAAGGAACACGGCCAGATGGACCGCATCTTCGGCTACAGCATTTCGGCCTTCCGCGAGGGCGTGGAGCGGGCCGGGCTGAGCTTGCCCGACGGGCAGATGACGCACGTGCTGCGCCACACGTTCGCCAGCCACTTCATGATGAACGGCGGCAACATCCTGACCCTGCAACGCATCCTGGGACACGCCAACGTCACGATGACGATGCGCTACGCCCACCTCTCACCCGAGCATCTGCAAGAAGCCAAGGCGCTCAACCCGTTGGCGCGGTTGACACTTGGTTGACACCGCAAAGAAAAACGGGCTACGCCGTTGAGCGTAACCCGTTGATTTCTTTGATGAATTCTGGTGGCCTGGGGCGGGATCGAACCACCGACACGCGGATTTTCAGTCC